GGCTGATGGGTTTAAATAGTGAATGATTAAGCCTCTTCTCCTACAAGTCCGAGCTCATCATCTGTGAAGTCAAACATCTCAGCGTCTGAGAATGTAGCCTCATCAGTTAAGATAACCTTACGGCTAGCTTTGAGAGCTTTAGACTTAAGTGTAGCCTCATCCCAATAGAGAGTGCTCTTAGATGCAGGGTCCCAACGTACAGCATAGGTGCCGTCTTCAAGTGCAGCTACATAGACATCTGTGATTCTGTCGCCATCACCAAAGTTGTGCATAATTATCATTTCTTTACTCCTTTCAAAAGTGTTAATAGAAATGGTTTCTAACTAAAAGTCCAATTTTCATAATCGGTCTTCTCCACTTTGAGGTCAAATATGGTTGCATAACAAAATCCTACAATTTTTTCATGTTTCACCTGGTCATTTCTATTACTGTACTATATATATATTATATTATATATATATATATACTATATGGTAGTATGGGCATATGGTAGAGCATATAGCTTATAAGGGGGGTGGTTGTAGGAGGGGGGAGGAATGACTTGATTATTAGGTCCTTTAGATATTAATATTCCGTATCATGGTAGAAGTTATAGATGCATTAACCAATCTCAGTGAGGAAGATATTGAAAATGCTTTAGAGCAGATATCTAAACAATCTGGAGATACAATTCCTATAGAAATAGATGGTATGGTATATAATATACCTTTACCTGTGCAATATTTAATTGATGATTTAGCTTTACAAATTAAGGAGTTATCTAGTAGCGACGGCGTTGTTATGCCTAATTAGATATTATGAATTATCAAAAAATAAAAGGAGTAAAACATTATGTGTATGATGATATAAGTGAGTTCTATCATGACCATCCAAACAAGACGCCTTTAAAAGATTGGCGAGAGTCCAAAGAAGGTGATTGGGTATGGAGCGACGATGGCCGCATCGTTCAGATACTCAAAGCATTACCTATTAAACATCCGAATGACAGAAGAAACTATAAATATTGTAAAAATTATATTCGCACTGTTGTTGGTTCGTTTCTATGTTTGCCTAAAACATATATGGATACGGATTTTTCCCAACACAAGAATAGGTACACATTCTCAAAATCCATTAAGGATACCAAGAAACAGATTTATAAACGGAAATCAACAACTAAGAAAGAGAAGATATTTGCGACTAATGTTGCAGTTGGTCTTGGAGCAGTTAAAAGCTATATGGATGCGTTTAGCGAAACTAATTCGTATAAAGCCCAAAAGAAAGCGGCAATCTTATTAAGACAGGAAAGAGTTATGAAAGAAGTAGAAAAGTCAGTAGTTGACGTAGCAAAGACCATGGGTATTGACCATGAGTATGTCTTAGAGAAATTGAAATGTCTAGCAGATGGTTCTCAAGAGGATCACATTGTCTTGAATGCTGCCAAAGAGTTAGGAAAGGCAATAGGTACACTAGGTACGACTACTATAAAACAAAAAGAGCAAGGAATAATAGGTTTGTTTAGTGGATTTGAACCAGGCCAATTAGAAGCTGCAGAGAGGCCAATGAAGCTAGAAGAAAGTAATATAAAAGAAGGAGAATAATATGGTTTGCTGTCCTTATTGTGGAAGCACCTACGGTAGAAAAAAAGGTGTTAGAAATACCAATCAGAGATATGAGTGTTATGCTTGTAATAAATATTTTCAAAAGCCAACGGAATATGAAGAGCATGAACTTCCTAAAATACTAATATTTGATGTAGAAACAAGTTTTTATCATTTTGTTGGTTGGGGAACATATAAACAATTCATCCAGCATCATCAAATAACACAACATCAGTACATACTCAGTTGGGCGGCTAAATGGTTATATGATGATAATGTTCAGTCAGATGTAGTCACACCAGAAGAATCAAAGAATAGAGATGATAAAAGAGTTCTTAAATCGATCCATAAATTATTAGATGAGGCAGATATAGTAATTGGACATAACGGAGATAGATTCGACCTTAGAAAACTCCGTTGGCGATTTATTTCACATGATATGAAACCTCCAAGTCCTTTCAAGATCATTGATACTTTAAAAGTTGCGAGGAAAGAATTTTTTGCACCTTCATATAAACAGGATTTCTTAACAAAGTATTTTAAATTAGAAAATAAATTATCAACAGAATTTCAATTATGGGTTGATTGCGAAGCTGGAATACCAGAAAGATTAGATGAAATGGCTGAATATAATAGGCATGATGTTATGGGATTAGAAGAGTTGTATCTAAAGATAAGGCCATATATTCGTAATCATCCGAATCTTGGTGTATTGATGGACGATGATATATGTCCTAGTTGTGGAAGTAAACATCTAAAAGAAACTAGTTCTGTATATTTAACTTCAGCTAATAAGTTTCCAGTCTATAAATGTGAGAGATGTGAGACTCCTTACATTAGAGGTAAAAGAAATATCAATGATCACAAAACACAGATGAGAAGCGTTTCTTAGTGAGTCTGTACCAAAGTGGTAAAGATGCTAATCTCTACGGTAAGAGTAAAAGGAAGATAAAAAAGACGAGACAAGGTTCTGGTCGAGGAACTAAAAATAAATATAGAAAATATAGAGGTCAAGGAGGTAGAAAAAGATAATGATGTATGGTGGGAAATATATAGTTTTATGGAAAGAAGCTAAGAAAGATAAATCTGATGCTTTAATGAGGTCTTTCGATACTACGATAGAATCCAAATCATACATTCAAGGGTTTGTAGATGCTATTGTTTCCTTTACTAAAGATGCAAATGAGGATAAACTATTAAAGGAATTTAAGGTAGAGGAGATGAAATGAGAGGTACAAAGAGAGGTTTCAAAAGAAAAGACTTGATTAATAGGGTAAAAATGTTGGAGTATTCCCTTGCAAATTATGTGGAAAGACAGAAAAATTCTGAATTAGTTATTGATCTTTATATAGAAATGAAGAAAGATGAAAAGAAATTTAAAAAGTTTATAGAAAAGAAAAGAGCAGATGCCGAACATAAATAGTCAACCTGCTTCAGATGCTGAAAAAGCATTATTGTTAGCTAGTAAAGATTTAATATCTTTTGGTAAGCTATTTCTTCCTGAAGACTTTCTTCGTAGTGAAACTCCTTTTTTCCATTATGAGATAGCAGATGATATCGATAATAAAGAGGTTAAGCAGACAGCTATCATTATTCCAAGAGGTCACGGGAAGACTGTATTGACTAAAGCTTCTATATTAAAAGATTTTCTATTTTGTAAAGGTGGTGATGACTTTTTATTCTATGCATGGGTGTCAGCTACACAAAAGCTTTCAGTAGGAAATATGGATTATATAAAACATCACCTTGAATATAATGAAAGAATAAAGTATTATTTCGGAGTTACTAGAGGGAGAAAGTGGACAGAAGAAGATATAGAACTTCAGAATGGTTGTAAACTTATAAGTAAATCTAATGTGGCTGGTATTCGTGGTGGAGCGAAACTTCACAAAAGATATGATTTGATAGTATTAGATGATTTTGAGCATGAAGCAAATACGATTACGAGAGAAGCGAGAGATAAGAATGCAAATCTTGTTACTGCTGTTGTTTATCCCGCGCTTGAGCCTCATACTGGTAGGTTGCGTGTTAATGGCACTCCCGTACATTATGATTCCTTTATTAATAATTTGCTTACTCAACATGCAAAAGCTACTAAAGATGGGAAAGACTTTGCTTGGAAGGTAATTACATATAAAGCACTGCAACCAGATGGAACACCTCTTTGGGCATCCTTCTTTCCCAGTGAAAAAATAAAGGAGAAGAAAAAGTTCTATGCTGACTCAGGTCAGCCTCAGAAATTCTATCAAGAATATATGATGGAAGTGATGAGTGAAGAAGACGCTGTATGGACAAGAAAACATATAAGGTATTGGGAAGGTTATTATAAAAATGAAGATGATGTTAATTATATAGTTATTGATGATGGTTTGGATACAAGAGAAGTACCAGTTAATATCTTCATCGGTTGTGATCCTGCGACAGACATTGACACAAAACACGCAGACTTTAGTGTTATCATGGTTGTTGCTATTGATGTTAATAATAACTGTTACGTACTTGAATACGAGAGGCATAGGTCTATTCCGACTATTGGATCGAAGGACCCTAGCACCGGGAATATATTGGGACGTAGTGGAGTCGTTGATTATATTATTTCTCTCCACGGTAAATATAATTGTGTTTCTGCAACTGTTGAAGACGTTGCTATGAATAGAAGTATATTCCAGGCTTTAAATGACGAAAGACGTAGGTTAAATAGGTTTGATATATCAGTTATTCCTGAGAAACCTGGAGGTCAAAACAAGAGAAATCGTATATATTCAGGTCTTTCGGGTCGTTTTAGTATGGGAACCGTATATTTACGAACAAATATGTTTGATTTGATCAACGAAATCGTTACCTTCGGACCAAAAATGTCCCACGATGACACTATTGAGTCACTTTATTATTCAACCGTACACGCTTTTCCTCCTAATATGAAACAAAAAGAAGGAAAACGAAAATGGTTCAAACCAAAGCGTAAAGCTAAAAGCTGGGTAGTAGCATAATGCCTGAAGGAAACAATATTCCAAAAACATCTCCATCTTTTTCTGGAGCGTCTTCTGTCTCGAGTCCTAGTTTAGTAATGAGAGCATTGGCTCAGAGTAGAGCTTTAGATGGTGGTTTTCAAAAATCAAGTACAATGTGGAATCAGGTTACTAGAAATAGATATCCATCAGGTAAGATGAAAGTCATAGGTTCATCTTCTTCAAGAAAGAAAGATATTGGATTACAAGAAGATATGGATTATATGCAAAGTATTTATGATTTATTAGGTATGCAATTTTCAGGTGGTTGGGGAAAAGGTGGATTGAATGTATCAGCAAGTTCTCCTTTTACTAAAGGTAGTTTTGGATTCTCTGCTGGTAAAGCAATGATAAGTGGTGATTATGAAAAAGTAAGGTCAGGTGAAGGATTGCGTAATTATGATTGGAATATTGGGATTGATATCCCTATAGATTTTTTTAAAAGGAAAAGAAGATAGTATATGCCATCAGATGATTGGATAAAGAAGGGTAATTGGATGAAGAAGTATACTGGATATTTAAAAGAAGTTGAAGGTAATGTAATGGTTGGAGGTAAGCATGTTCCTTATAAAGACTCAGGGGGGAATTGGACTATTGGATATGGAAAATTGATTAGTAAGGATAAACTTGGGGAAGGTTCAATAGTAAAAGTGAAAAAATATGGTAAAACTATGGAAACTTGGCAAGGTAAGAATGCTACGTCATGGGATGAAAAACAAGCTGAGGAATCTCTTAGGAAAGAGGCTACGTCATCATTAAGGTATGCTGAGATTTATGCCAAGGGAAAAGGATTTAATTGGGAAAGTATACCTGAAAGACAAAAACATGGGCTTGCAGATTTTATGTATAATCTTGGTCCTACTAAAATGAATACTGGTAGTTTTAAAAATACAATGAGAATGTATCTTAAAGGTGATGATGTTGTTTCTAAGGGGTTTCATAAAAGATATGTTGAAACAGGTAAAGGCCCAGTTGAGTTGAAAGGGAGAAATAAAAAATGGAAAGAATTATTTGGAGGAATGGGAGAAGATATTGCTATGGGGAAGATGTTAAAAGAGGATGATCCTTTAGGAGTAAATTATGG